TCTAATAACAACGATAGTAACGATACGCATCAAACAGCAGTGAGGGCCGCTAGAGCAGCTGCAGATACTAGAGCAAGAAACCAAGCTGCAGGTCTAGGTGCACAAACTAAGAAGGGTAGCACAGCAGGAAGTAAGTCTGGCTACTTTGACTAGAGTATAACTAAATACCATATAATAATAAGGCTACCCAGCAATAGTGCTGGCCCCAACATAAGGAGTATAAAATGTCGGAAGCCATCCAGACGGACTCAGCGTCCCATAATCGTAACATATCTCGTGTACAACGTGATGAAGAGGAACTAAAAGCTCTGTTTAAACAAGCAGGGATTCAGACAGATGAAACAGAAGAAGAAACTGCTGAAGAGGAATCCCGTAGCGAAGAGCCTGTCGAGCGCACAGTTCAGGCAGAGAGTGTTACCGAACAAGAAGAAGAACCACAAGCTGAAGCACAAGATGAAGATCTGAGTGCAGAAGAGAAGAACTTTAAGAAGCGTTATGGTGATCTACGGCGACACACTCAAGAGAAAGAGAAAGAGTTTCAAGCACAGCTTGATAAGCTTAAGTCACAACTTGATGCAGCTACAAAGAATGAACTTGTACTACCTAAGTCAGAAGACGAAGTAGAAGCATGGGCTAAGAAGTACCCAGACGTTGCAGGTATAGTAGAGGCTATTGCTGATAAGAAAGCTAATGAACGTTCTGCTGATCTGGATGGGCGTCTTAAAGAGATTGAAGAGTTACGTGCATCTGCTAAACGAGAAAAGGCTGAAGCTGAGTTACTATCTTTACACCCTGACTTCCAAGAGATTCGTGCGGATGATGCGTTTCATACATGGGCAGAGAAGCAGCCTAAGGTTGTACAGGATGCACTATACGAGAACAGTGAAGACGCTAAGTCTGTAGCACGTGTTATTGATCTCTATAAGTCAGATAAAGGTATCAAGACTAAGAGTAGCTCTAGCTCAGACAAAGCGGCTGCATCCTCAGTTAAAGCTAAAGGTCGTACTGCATTGGATGCAGATGACTCCTCAAGGTATCTCAGTGAATCACAAGTAGCTAAGATGAGCCTTAAAGAATACGAGAAGCGCAATGATGAGATCTTTGAAGCTCAGCGCTCTGGTAAATTTATTTATGATATGTCTAAGAAATAACTTGACACTTATTCAATCATAGATAAAACTATAGGCATGTACAGTGTCAGGCATAAACTGCCTGTACATGCTTTTCACTAAGCACTAAAGCCACATCAAAGAACTACCTCAGATTATAGGCCCAGCGCTCAACGGACGGCCATCCTTAGAGCATAGCTGACTACCCTACTAAGATGAGCCTCTTTAGTGGATATGTAGTGTATATCTCTCACGCCATATCTATAAGGAGAATTATTATGGCTATCGGAACCGCTGGTGGTGGATTTAACGGGAACTTCTCCCCAATTATCTACTCCAAACAGGCACAAATCGCTCTGCGTAAAAGTGCTGTAACTAACGCAATCACCAACAACTCTTACTTTGGTGAGATTGCAAACCAAGGCGACACAGTTCGCATCCAAAAAGAGCCAGACGTAACCGTCAACGCTCTGCAGCGTCACACAGGTATCTCAGTAGAGAAACTTGATGACACAGACTTCTCTTTGACTATTGATAAAGCTAACTACTTTGCTTTCAAAATGGATGACATTGAAGAGCAGTTCTCTCACGTAGACTTCACCTCATTGGCAGCCAACCGTGCAGCCTACAAAATGGCAGACGCCATGGATGAAGAATGCTTGGGTTACTTGTCTGGTTACGCTGGTGGTGCAGGCTCTTGGGCCGTCAACACAACAGCTTCTGGCGATAAATCCAATGCTGCTGCTGGTACTGACGAACTGTTGGCAACCAACAAACTGGACGCAACTGACTTCGGTAACTTGACCATTTCGGCTACAGCTACTGCAGGTGACTCCATCCCACTCGCTCCACGCCTCCCAGGTGCAACAGCATTGTCTGCGACAACTGTTTCTCCTTTGACTGTGGTTGCACGTATGGCTCGTAAGCTTGACGTACAAAACGTTGACGCACGTGGTCGCTGGATGGTTGTTGATCCAATCTTTGTTGAGATGCTGAAAGACGAAGACTCTCGTGTACTGAACGCAGACTTCGGTGGCTCAGGCTTGATGAACGGTTTGGTTCTCAACAACCTGCACGGCTTCCGTATCTACGTATCCAACAACCTGCCTTACTTGGGTACAGGTGCTGGTACTAACGGTACAACTGCACAGGCTACTAACTACGGTGTAGTTGTTGCTGGTCAGGACGAGGCTGTTGCTTCTGCTGAGCAAATCAACAAAGTAGAGAACTACCGTGACCCAGACAGCTTTGCTGACATCGTTCGTGGTATGCACCTCTATGGTCGCAAGATCCTGCGTCCAGAGGCTCTTATTGTTGCTAACTACAACGCTGCCTAATAGGCTTAACATTGGGGCTGGCTACATGCTGGCCCCTTTGTGCTTTCTTCACATATAAAAGGGACATCACAAGATGGCTATCACAACTGCAATGTGCAACAGCTTCAAGCAAGAGCTTCTTGGGGGTGTTCACGATCTGGATACAGATACACTCAAAGTGGCTCTTATCAAGGCTTCTCCTGCTGGTACTTATGGTTCTGGCACTACTAATTATTCTGACATCACTGGTAATACAGATGAAGCAGTAGGTACTAACTACACTGCTGGTGGTCAAGAGCTAGACTCTGCTACCATTACTCTAGCGGGTAGTACAGCTATCGTAGACTTCGCTGACGAAGTATTCGCTAACTTGACTATCTCTGCAGACGGTGCAATCATTTATAACGCATCTCAAGGTAACGCTGCTATTGCAGTATTTGACTTTGGTACTACTGTTACTTCTACTAGCGGTGACTTCACTGTTGTATTCCCAACAGCAGACGCTTCTAACGCTGTAATTCGTATCAGCTAAACTAACTATAAGGTTATTGCACAATGGCGTTTATCATCAAAGATCGTGTCAAAGAAGGTACAACCTCTACAGGTACAGGGAGTATCTCCCTTGAGGGTGCTGTTGCTACCTTTGACACTTTTCAGTCCTACATGACTAATGGTGATACTACTTACTACGCTATTGTGCATACCTCCTCCGGTGTAGACGAGTGGGAAGTAGGGCTAGGTACATGGAACACAGGTAACACTTTTACCCGTACTACTGTCTTAGCTGGCTCTAACGGTACATCTGCTGAGAACTTCTCTGCAGGTGTTAAAGATGTGTTTATGACATACCCTGCTGCACATGCTGCACTTGCAGGTGATGATGTAAACTTTGCTAACATTACAGTTACAGGTACTGTCGATGGACGTGATGTTGCAACAGACGGTGCAAAACTTGATACAGTAGAACAGAATGCGGATGTAACAGACGCTATTAACGTAGCTGCTGCTGGTGCATTGATGAAGTCTGGCGGAACCATGACGGGTAATCTTATCCTTAATGGTGATCCTACTGTTGCACTTGGGGCCGCAACAAAAGAGTATGTAGATACTATTGCTGCTGCAGGTATTCACTATCACACGCCTGTACGTGTTGAGGCTCCTCTTAACCTGACTGTTACGTATAACAACGGTACAGCTGGTGTAGGTGCTACACTTACTAATGCTGGTACACAGGAAGCTATCACTATTGATGGTGTAGCTCTTAGCTCTGGTGATCGTGTACTTGTATATGAACAAACAGATGCTACTCAGAATGGTATCTACACTGTTACTACTGTAGGTGACGGAAGCACTAACTGGGTACTAACACGTGCTACAGACGCTGACTCTTACGGTGTATCAGACCCTGATGCGTTTGGTGAGGGTGATGCCTTCTTCGTTAAGGAGGGTGCTACAGGTGCTGGTGAACTCTACGTGATGAACACGAGTGGCACTATTACCTTTGGTACTACAAACATTACGTTTACTGTTATCGCTGAGACTGCTGTGTATTCCGCTGGTACAGGGCTTACTCTTACAGGTACTACATTTGCTATTGGGCAGGATGTAGGAACTACAGCTAATGTCACATTCAACCAAGTTACAGCAGCTATTATTGGTAACGTAACAGGTAACGTCACTGGTAACGTGATAGGTAATTCTGGTACTGCCACTAAGCTTGCCACACCTCGTACCATTCAGCTTTCTGGTGACGTAACAGGCAGTGCCTCGTTTGATGGTTCTGCTAATGCTACTATTACAGCTGTTGTACAGGATGATTCACATAACCACGTTATCTCTAACGTAGACGGACTACAGACTGCACTAGATGGCAAGACTACCACAGCACGTACTATTAGCGCTGGCTCAGGTCTTACTGGTGGTGGAGACTTAACTTCTAACCGTACTATCTCACACGCTGATACATCCTCACAGGCAAGCCTTACTGCTCTGACTGGGGCTGCTGTAGTAAGTGACATTGACGTAGATACTTATGGTCACGTTACAGGTCTTGCTACACGTAACATCACATTAGCTAACTTAGGCTACACAGGTGAGACTAACGCTACAGCCGATCAGACTATTACTGCAGGTAGTGGTCTTTCTGGTGGTGGTACAGGTAACGTAACCCTGTCACACTCTGACACATCTAGCCAAGCCTCAGTAAATAACTCCGGTACTACAGTTATCCAAGATGTAACACTTGATACATATGGACACGTTACAGGCTTAGCTTCTAAATCTATGACTCTAGCGGATCTAGGCTACACGGGTGCTACTAATGCTAACTATATCACTAACAACAATCAGCTAACCAACGGTGCTGGTTACACAACTAATGTTGGTGACATCACAGGTGTAACAGCAGGTAGCGGTATCACTGGTGGCGGTACATCTGGTACAGTCACAATCAATCACGCTGATACATCTAGTCAAGCATCAGTGAACAACTCTGGTGGCACTGTCATTCAAGACATTACTCTTGATGGATATGGGCATATCACAGGTATTGCTTCTGCTAACCTTGATGGTCGCTACTATACAGAGAGTGAAGCTGATAGCCGCTTTGTGAATGCCTCTGGCGATACTATTACTGGTACGCTTACGATGTCTCAAGATGGTCAGGATGTTCTAAACTTTAGTGCTAATGACACTAATGATGCTAGGGGTATATCGTTCAATAGCCGTACCGCTCTTTCAGCAGACTACAATGACGGTTATTTACGATTGAATCAACTTAGTGAGTTTGGTAATGGCGTTTATACTCCAGGAGTAATGAGGGCAGATGGTGGCTTCAATATTAATGGAAGTACTGTCTTCCACGATGGCTACCACCCTAATGCAGACAAATGGACTACAGCCCGTACCCTATCACTCTCTGGTGACGCATCTGGTTCTGTCTCTTGGGATGGCTCTGGTAATGCTACGCTAAGTGTGACGGTGGCTGATAATAGCCATAATCACGACTATGTACCAGAGCGTAACCGTACTGATTGGAACGATGGTACGGTTATAAGTGATGTGATTGGGCAACTAGCATGGAAGAATTATGGTAATAACCACACCATATTTGACGCATCTGCGTCTACTTCTCCTAGTGGTACTTCTGTCAATAACACAAACCCGACATACGCATGGTCTGGTTCATACCCAACACTTATGGGATGGAATGGCAGCCAAACGTATGGTGTTCGTGTAGACAGTGCAAGATATGCTGATAATCTTGGTGGCCTACCGCTAATGTCACAGAACAGGAACAACCAAGCTAACCGTGTAGTACGCACACAGAGCAGTGGCTACTGTGAGTTTGGCTGGATTAATACTACAAGCGGTAATACTACAGGTACTCTTTCTGACATTTATGTAAACACTAACGATGGTTATATTCGCAAGGCAACACTTGCTCATGTAGCATCTCAGTTACCTATTGACGCAGGTGCTAAGAATGATATATTCTGGGAGAACGGTCAGAATGTTACTTCTAACTACACAATCACTAATGGTAAGAACGCAATGAGTGCTGGCCCTATCACGATTAACTCCGGTGTGACTGTTACAGTCGGTGCTGGCGAAACA